ATGATTATCCTCATGTGAGGGTGCAGTCCACCCATCTGGTTTAATTAAATCAGGTAATCCAAACGGATTAGGACGACCTTCTTTTACCCCTGGACTTTTTGCTATATTTGCTTCATAAACAGCATCCCATGCTTTGTGAGCATCCACGCCAAAAACATCAAGAGTACCAATAGCAAAAACACAGAGATCGATAAGACCGTCAACAATTTCTTCGGGATCTCCTTTAGTAAAAGCATCACGCGTTTCATCTAATTCCTCGCGTACCATATTTAATCTAAAGTTAAGATACTCTCGCATCATAACGTGGTTATCTTTATTTGCTTCGAACCATTCTTTGACGCCAAATTTATTGTGCATCATATAAATGTCATTTGCCCAATCATTCATATATTATCTCCATTTTTAATATTATACCACATTTTATATTTCTTGTAAACAACTAAATGTATCTTTCCATGAATTAACTGTTTGTACTGTTCCGCCTTCTCTTTCAAGTTTAGATGCAATAGAATGATCATTACCACCCGGCATAGTTTTGTCGCCAAAGTACGTTACATCAGGTGCATCAAAGTTTTTTACTATTTGTTCTTTACCTTTCATATGCGGAGTTATATCTATACCAGTTTCACCAGCAACAGTTGCTATAACTAAATCAGCGCTAATGTCCCACCATTCTTGCTTGTACCATCTTTCATTGAATCTTTCTGATATAGCTTCTCTTTCTTTATGTTTCTCATCCCATCTCTTATACATGTCTCTGCCTTCTAAACCGCCATTCCTACCTAACACACTAAAGTTTAGTAGACCAACACGCTGATCAAAATGCTCACCTGTCTTACTGAAGAATCCTGAATCCGCCAATTCACCTAATAGCCACTTATGATGAGGTTCTGGTAATATCCAATCGTCTTTATAAATTTCTTCATCAGCACGAAATACATGATTGCCTGAGCACTGATAAACTTTAACACATAGATTATAAATCTCTTCAGGTATTTGTTCTAATGTCTTTTCTCTATCAGAACCTGTAATTAAATAACATTCATGCTTCATTACAAACTTAACAAAAAACTCAGCAAACTTCTGATCCATCTTACTACGACTTGGTGTCAACGTGCCATCAACATCAAAAATGTATATCATCCGAAAAACTCCTCTAGTGTATTCTTTTTCTCTACCGACCATCCGACCGCATCAAGGATTGGCAATAGAGGTTCAATAAATGTTTTGTCAAACTGTTTATTGTAATCCACATAATTATGTAAGCCAAGACTTTCAGGCAAATAACCTGGAAACGCAATCACATTTTCTTTGATCGGATTAGGCATACGCATATAACAAAACTTAATCTTCTCACCGTTTTGAATTAGTGGGTACATTTTGCCGAGTGATTTATCTTTAATAGAATGATTGTACATGATAGACCCACGTACGTGGATGGGTGTACCCTTGGCATATAACGTACCTTTACGTGACCACTTGGTCAAATCTTTTACACCACGTGGAAAAGAAACCTGCTCGGGAGGTAACGATGAAAATAATTTACGAAAGTCTGAAATAAACCTTTGAGTTTTATTCTCGTCACCTTCAATAATAATCTTGAACATCTCTTTGAATTTAGTGCGAACAACTTCTGGAGTCGAAGACTTAATTGCCTCAATGCCCATGATCTTAAGTTTTGGTTCGGCATACTGTACACCTTCTGAGTTGTGTACGTTTAGAATATATCTTTTCTTTGCTGTCCATATGCCACGATTTGCAATAACCTCACGTGCCATAACCATACGGTTAACATAACCTTGTTGCTTATCAAATAGTTTGGCATAAGATTTCTCTAGTACTTTTTCAAAGTGCTCAGAACAAATCTTGTCAAGTGCTTCTACCGGATCTTTAGGATTTAATTGCTTGACTAACGGACCCATGTTTATGTACAACGAATCAGTATCCATTGCAATTACATAGTCACGATTATCAGTCTTAAGTATACGGTTCATCTCTTTGTTCATGGCTTTCTCAGCCCACATGATAGATAACTGACCGGACAAAGTAATACCTTCGGCCATACGCATATCAAAGTAACGAAAGTGTTTGTTACCGAGTGCACCATAAAGAGAGTTTAAGAGAATCTTAATAGCCATTTGCTGATTCTCAAGTTGATTGATTTCTTTCTCGAGATGGAATGTTTTGCCTTTTTGATACTCACGTTCTTTGGCAAGCATTTGCTTTTTGACTTCGGAACGTTCGGCATAATAATCCACAATAATTTGTGGCAAGATACCTTGTTGAGATTTAATATACGTAGAACCATTGGCTGCAATAGCAATGTCTTGATTACGGAAATCTCTTGGCACAGGATCTGATTCTAGATAACCGAGTACGCCATTAGGTGCTTGAGCCGATGTGATAGTTTCAGGTGACATATTGTATTGTACAATAAGATTAGGATATAGAGAATTAAGATCGAACGATACAACCCAATCATGAGAACCGACGAACGGTTCTTTGACATAGCCACCTGGATATGGTATCTTATGCTTCTTCTCATTAGGCGGAATGATTATATTCTTTTTGTTTAGTTCACGATATATGATTGAATCCCATATAGCCGTCGTACCAAACGTATCAGATAAATTAACACCGCCTTTATATGCCACGGTAAGTGCAAGATTGATAAGACCCATCTTGTCATCGATACGTTGAACAAGTTGAACATCTTTGATATTATAGTCGATAAATTTTTGGTGATCGTTTTTATAGAGCGTATGAAGACTACCATGTTCCTCATAAGATAACTTCTTCTCACCGAGTACCGTATAACCGATATGGTCAAGTTTGTAGGATTCTTGAGCGCCATAGGAATAACCGAACTTCTTAAACAATTCAAGGTAATCGGCTTGTTCAATACCAACAATTTTATATGTGCCTTCCATCATACCGGCATCTACAAGATTCCAAGGTGAGAGACGTTTAACAGCTTGGTCAGAACCAATACGATATAATCTGTTAATTAAGTATGGTAAATCAAAGTAACGTGAGTTCCAACCGGTAACCACGTCAGGATAATTGTCAGACCAATACTTTAGAAAGCTGGCTAGCATAGCTTCTTCGGAATCAAACTTCTTGTATTGAATCAGATCACCATGCATTTCTATCTGGCATTTTTCTACGTCATAATCACCAAGACCCCATACGTGATATATGGAAGACTTACTAGATTTAAGAGCAATAGAAATAATTGGATGCAATGCTTCGGCTGGTTCAGGGAATCCATCATCAGAGGCAACCTCAATATCGAAGTTAACTACGTTGATATGAGACGAATTAAATTTAATATCATCCGGCCATTTGTCAGCAATGAACTGAAATGCCCATCGGTCTTGACCGTATATTTTAAACTCATGAATGTCTTCATAACGTTTCATAAATTGTTTGGCTTCACTCATACTCTCAAATTTGATAGGAGATACGGGCGTACCATCGAGTGCACGTAACGGTGACTCATCATTAGATTTTATATAGAGTGTTGGTTGAAATCTTACTTTAGATTGAATAGGTGCACCTGAATCATTATATCCACGATATAGGATTTGATTCATGTGACGATTTACTGATGTATAGAATGACAAAAGATACCTCCGTGTATGGAGCCATTATATCACGAAAAAAGGGGGTTGTACACCCCCGTTTTGTTATTGTGGAAAATATTTATTTAGCATTTCAACTTGATCATTATATCTTGCAATTTCATCTAGTTCTTGTTCAATTGCTTCTATAATGTCTGGATGCTCCCCAACTCCTGCTGGGTTTGTCATATAAACTTCTACGTTAGCTTTATGCTTTGATATATGACCATTTGCGTGCGCTTTAAGTGCTTCGAGTAGCTGTAGTCTCATTATTTCTCCTATAGGCTGAAGGGGCTTTCGCCCCATCAGTTCATTTCAATTTCGAAACTTCGAGCATGCATTGTTTAGCTTGCTCATGGTATCCTTGGCGAGACAACTCAGCGGCTGCTCTAGAATAACCAACGATATACATTGTTCTGTTTAAGGATGCCCAAAAACCAGATAAAGGTGCGAATGTATATCTCATTATAGCTTCAGTCATACCCAACCTCCTAAGTTGCTGTTTACTTCAGCAGCTCTTTTATGGTCGCGATGTCCGTTTGCTACGGCGTATATATCACATCGGCCTATTCCAATGTCATTAAGTTCAGCAGTTGAAAGAGCACTTAGCTCTCTAATTGTTTGCCTTACTTTTTTATTTCGTTGGTAACCAGCGTTCCAATTTTTTAGTAAACCTACTAATCCTTCAATCGGATTCCGTAAGTAATTGCTTAGTACTAGTATGTGTTGTGTCATTTGATGATTCCTCGTTTTGACCTATATTAATCTTACGAGGACGCATTTCTTCTGGAATGACATACTTCAGTTCAATTGCAAGTATACCATCCTGAATATCTGCTCCGTGCACTTGTACGTGCTCAGACAGCCTGAACGTACGCTTAAACTTCTTGGTAGAAATACCACGATGAATAAACTCACGACCTTTTGACTTATGATCGCCCGCTACTGTTAATGTACGATCCTTAACCTCTACAGATAATTCATCTTGTGAGAATCCAGCAATTGCTAATTCTATAAGATAATCTGATTCACCAGTCTTAATAATGTTATGAGGTGGATAATGATCATTCGCGTGTTTAGCTGTCCATTCAAGTTCATTGAATAGATGGTCAAAGCCAACGAATGAGGAACGGGGAAATAGTGTGTGTAAGCCTGTCATTGTTATCTCCTTTTGATCAAGCAAGATTGAATGTGACCGGAGTATTCCGCATCACAACCTTATTTATATATTGCAGCTATACCCTTATGGTATAGCCGTTATTTATTACCTATATTATACTTAGGCAATAATTCCCAATTATTCTTATCTTTATAAGAAATAATTTTTATTTGACGAAGTGGCGCGCATTTAAGATCGGTACCGTTTAGTACTGTTACTAGTCCCCAATCACTAAGCAATGTCGCTATCGTATTCCTACGTTCAATGTCTGTCTCTTCTAAGTTTGCTTTCTTACTATCAAGTAGAAATAGCTCTTTAAAATGCACGATAAAATATCGGCCTTGTTTGTGTAGAATATGACAGGATTGAAATAATTTCTTTTCTTTACGTGAAGCTA